AGCATGGAGCTAGTGTCAAAATACGTCGGCACACCAGGGATTGCTGCGTTGTTGACCGTTACGTTACCAGTCGTTTCTGAAGTCGCAGGCTTGGCTTCAACTTCGCTGCGATAGGTGATTGAGCCGTTACCGAACTTGACTTTAGTTATCTCGGGCATGCGTTTCTCCTAAGCTTGGCAGCGGGAGAACAGCACGACGGCAACCGGGAGTCGAGTCAGGTTCACACTGGATCGCGCAGACTGCATGTGGCCATGTCTATTCGGCCATTCTTTGTTCTGAGTGAGGGTTCGCGAATGGCAAAGCCTGAGCTTCAGCGCATCCACCTAGTCGCAAGCCTGCAAGGCCTGTCGGCATGGGTAGATGGTAAGTACCTCGGCACCGCTGATGTGATGGGTGACCGGGTGACCATCGAAGTGAGCGCAAGGCAGGTAGAGCGCGGACCCATCGCGACCGTTGGCAAAACCGATTAGCCTGGGGATCCAGATAGGACAATCCGGACAGTCTCGTCGCCGGGGTGGCACTTGGTGATTACGATCGACATGTCTTTGGCGGTATCCTGACGCGTGATGAAAAGCTCTGTTGCCATTGTGGCTTCGATGAGCACAGACGGATCAGCGCTTAGTGTTCCCTCTCCGCGCCGTACACCTCCCCTTTCACTCAGGGTGACGGAATAGCGACCAAAGCCGATAACAGCGCCGTCAGCCTTTATGTCCCCAGAGCCGGAAAGAGTGCCGATGACTACCATTGAAAATCTCTCCAATCAGAAAACAGATTTTGCGGAGTTCGAGGCCTGGCTTGATGATCTCGACTTCGCGGATGGTTACGAACGTAACAGACGGATCGTCACCGGCAAGGGTGCATTTGTGGTTACGGTCACACCCTTGGTCATCGGCGATCAGGCGGTACGCTTCGATGTCGCCAGTGCCGAGACCCCGATTAACCAGACCGAACCGACCGACTGACCCCCAACCGCCCATCAGGCGGGGGGCAGGTCGACCTGGAAGCCGGTTTAGTCGCCGGACCCGCGTCCCCCGCATGTAGAGTTTTTTTCTCATCTGTGAGTTTCCAGCCGGAAACCTGAGTGGAAACCATGACCAAAGAAAACAAGCCGATCGACTGGGAAGGCGTCGAGAAGGACTACCGCGCCGGGGACATGAGCGTCCGCGATATAGGCCGGTGGTACAACGTTTCCCACACGGCCATCAACAAGAAGGCCAAGGCTGAGAAGTGGACCCGATCAGCCCAGCCAAAGCACCTCGATCGACGTGAGCCGGTCGAGCGCATCAGCAAGCCATTGGAAACCACGCCGGACCTCACCGAGAAGGGCAAGGTGATCGCCGGCCGGATGATGGATGAACTGGATGCTGTCACCTCGCTCCATGGCGAGCTCGAGGACATGATTTGCGCCGAGGAAAGCGACAGCCGTCGTCGCCAGGCGCTGCTGAAGGCAATTTCACTCGGTGAGCGAGCCAAGACGCTGAAGGACATCAGCGCCACGCTCAAGACGTTCAACGAAGCCGCGGCACCGGAAGGTAAGAAGGCGCAGCGCCAGTCGAATGCTGAAAAGGCTGCATCGGGCGGCAGGTTCGCAGTTCGCGGCGCTCCGAAATTGGCGGTCGACAATACGAAATGAAGTGGGACACCTCCTGCACCGATTGGGAGAAGCGGATCGTCGCTGGGCAATCGCTCATCCCAAACCCGCCGCTGTTTCCTCACCAGGCAGAGGATGCGCTTGAGGTATTCAAGGCGCTGCGCGTCGTCGATGCCCCCGGCCGCCCCACATTTGGGGAGACGGGTGACCGGTGGATTTTCGACTTCGTAGCAGCGATCTTTGGCTCTTATGACGCCGAAAGCGGCAACAGGCTGATCAACCAGTTCTTTCTCTGCGTGTCGAAAAAGAATGGAAAGTCGACGATCGCGGCCGGCATCATGCTCACGGCGCTGATCCTCAACTGGCGTCTATCGAACGAACTGATCATCGTGGCGCCGACCATTAAGGCGGCCAACAACAGCTTTAAGCCCGCCGCGGACATGGTGCGAGCAGATCCGGAACTGAACGCCGCGGAAGATGGCTTCCTGCATGTCGTTGACCACCAGAGGACGATCAAACACCTCAAGACGGGAGCAACTCTGCAAATCCTCGCTGCCGATGCCGGGACCGTTGCGGGCAACAAGGCCGCTTTCGTACTGGTAGACGAGCTTTGGGAGTTCGGGAACAAGTCGAAGGCTGACGCGATGATGAGGGAAGCGGCCGGCGGTCTCGTCGCTCGTCCTGAAGGCTTCCTCATCTCTATCACCACTCAGTCCGATGCCCCGCCGGCCGGCGTTTTCAAGGACAAGCTCGACTACGCGCGCAATGTGCGCGACGGAAAGGTGAAGGACCCCAAGTTTCTGCCGGTGATCTACGAGTTCCCGAGCAAGATGATCAAGAACGGTGCCTACCAACATCCGGAAAACTTCTACATTACGAACCCTTACCTAGGCCATCTGGATTCGGGACGGCAATGGATAGCCGACGAGTTGGTGAAGGAGCGCGAGAAAGGGCCTGAGACGCGCAACGTCTTCCTCGCCAAACATCTGAACATAGAGATCGGCATGAACCTGCGGGCCAACCGTTGGCCCGGCGCTGATCTCTGGGACGGTCGCACTGACAAGCAGATCACGCTCGAATACCTGCTCAAGGTTTGCGATGTGATAGTGCCGGGTCTCGATGGTGGTGGCCTCGACGACCTTTTCGGGTTGGTTCTCGTCGGACGTCACAAGCTGACGAGAGAATGGCTTTGCTGGTGCCATGCGTGGTGCCACGAGGGGGTTCTGGAGCGTCGGAAGTCGATCGCCACCAAGCTGCTGGAATTCAAGGCAGCTGGCGACCTGACCATCGTTGACGACGAGCTCGAGGACATTTCCGAGATCGTCTTCATCATCAGCCAGGTCAAGGACGCCGGCTTGCTCGCGTGTGTCGCAGTCGATCCGGCCGGCCTCGGTGAGCTGGTGGAAGCGCTCGACGAGATCGGCATCACGCAGGAAGAAGGCATGCTGATCGGCGTCCCTCAGGGCTTCCAGCTCATGAACGCCATCAAGACGTCCGAGCGCAAGCTCGCCAACGGCACGCTGCTGCACTCCGGCGCCGGCGTCTTCCAGTGGTGCGTCAGTAACCTGAAGATCGAGCCGACAGCGACGGCCATCAGAGCAACGAAGCAGAACGCCGGTGACGCCAAGATTGACGTTGCCATGGCGCTTTTCAACGCGGTGACGGTCATGAGCCGCAACCCGGAGCCGAAGCGCAAGCCTCAGTACCAGATCATGGTCGTCGGCTAGGAAGGAACCCTGACATGAACCGGATGTATTCGATCCTGATCGTGAAAGCGGTCGAGGATGAGCAGCGCGTTATCCGCGGCACGGCCACCACACCCAACCCTGACCGGGTCGGTGACATCGTCGAACCCCTGGGCATCAAGTTCACGAACCCGATGCCACTCCTGCATCAACACGATCACAACAAGCCTGTCGGCACTGTCACCTTCGACACACCTACGAAGGACGGCGTCACCTTCGAGGCTCGCCTCCCGGTGATCGAGGAAGCCGGCCCGTTGCGCGATCGCGTCGAGACGGCTTGGGGTGAGCTCAAAGCCGGGCTCGTTCGCGCCGTCTCCATCGGTTTCCGCGCCGTTGAATGGGCTTACCTCGACCGTGACGGCATTCGTTACACCGAAACCGAGGTTCTCGAACTCTCTCTCGTCTCTGTGCCGGCGAATGCCGATGCAGTGATCTCCACCATCAAGTCGATCGACCGCCCTCTGCTCGCCGCGTCAGGCAAGGAGCCGAAGGCTGAGGACCGGCATGCACCTCCCGGCGCTGCGGGAAAGAAACACTCCGTCAATCTCATCATCAAGGAAGATCCAGCTATGAAGACCATTGCTGAACAAATCGCAGCGCTCGAGGCCTCCCGTCAGGCCAAGGCAGCACGCATGGCGGAAGTCATGCAGAAGTCCATCGACGAAAGCCGCTCGACCGATGCGGCCGAACAGGAAGAATTCGATACACTTCAGGGTGAAGTCGAAGCAATCGATGGCGACCTGAAGCGCCTCCGCGCTCTTGAAAAGGCCAACATGCAGACTGCCAAGCCGGTCACGCAGGCCCAGAACAAGAGTGCTCCGGAAGCTGCTGCCGCCCGCGCTGGCGTCACCATCAAGGCTCCCGCTCCGGAAAAGGGCATCCGCTTCGCACGCTTTGCGAAGTGCATCGGCTTGGCGCACAAGACGCACCGCGATCCAATCGCGATTGCCGAAGAGCGCTACAAGGACGATCCGACCATCGCGGCCGTGGTCAAAGCAGCTGTCTCTGCCGGAAACACCGGCAATGCGAACTGGGCCGGCAATCTGGTGGGCGAAGAATCCAGCATCTTCGCTGATTTCGTCGAGTTCCTTCGGCCCCAGACGATCCTCGGTCGTTTCGGTGCCAACGGCGTCCCATCTCTCCGCCGCGTTCCGTTCCGCGTCCCGCTGATCGGCCAGACGTCCGGCGGTGAAGGCTACTGGGTGGGTGAGGGGAAGGCGAAACCGCTTACCAAGTTCGATTTCAGCCGCACCACGCTGAACCCGCTCAAGGTCGCCAACATCGCCGTCGTCACCATGGAAGTGCTGCGGGATTCAAGCCCGTCTGCCGAAGCTATCGTTCGCGATCAGCTGGCAGCAGCCCTGCGTGCTCGCCTCGACACCGACTTCATCAACCCGGCCAAGGCGGCTGTCGCTGATGTTTCCCCGGCGTCGATCCTCAACGGCGTTGCCGGCATCGCCTCCAGCG